AATAGAGTATTCAACTACATACTCTCTTACAAATGCATAAGAACTTCCATCTGCGTTCTTTGGCTCTTCCCATGTGATATCTAAAACATTTGTTTTTACACCATCGGACAAGAGTCTTTGACTTGTAGATGTTCTTAATTTTGTTACATTTGGAACTGCATCTCCTGAGTTTGGTAAGAATAAAGTATTGTATTCTTTGATTGGCTCATTCTTATCAACATTATCAAACTTAGTTGGATTATATTCTAACCCAGTAATAGAAAATTCCGTATTTGAATCTTCTGCAACAGATACTACTCTAAATTGTTGTGCTACTTGTTCTGTTTTTCCAGTCGTTAGTGAAGGTCTTTGTATGACAAACATTTGGTCAACAACTGGTGCTGTGCTATAATTACCTGATACAGTAATAGTTGTTTTACCATTACTTGTTCCGTCTATACTTGCGAGAGTTTTTTCTTCAACATAACTATATGGAGTAAATTGTGTAAATACTGTATTACCGCTATCATCTTGTATTTTTTGAGAAGCCTCAATAGTAGTTATACCTGATATAATATCTCCTCTTACAAAAGAAGACCCTCCTATTGTTGCAGAATCTTGTGCAAGTAAACATTTTTGTCCTGAAAAAGAAATACTAACTTTATAGTCACTTACTGCATAACCAGAATCAAGTGCAAACTCTCTATCAAGTGTAAAAGTATTTGTGTCTGTTACTGCACTTATTCTTCCGCCCCATGACTTACCTTGTTTTCTTTTATCAAGAACATTAATAATATCACCAGGCTGTAAGAAACTTGCATTAATAGAAGTTTTAAAACTTACTGTTTGAGTGTTAAGATTCTCACTTAACATCTTCCATTTACCTAGTCGTCTTGCTTGTCCTCTTGATGTACAACCAAAAGCAGTTAACTTTGATGGTTTTACAAAGTCATCATCTAATTGTAATACTTCTTCGTTTTCAACATACTCTTCTCTTTTTCTGTATAAATCTTTTGGGTTATTCCAAGTAACAATAACTTGATTACTTCTAGATTTGAGTGCGCTACCTTCATATTCAAACTCTCCATTTATAACATTACCATTTGAGAACTGATAAACAGGGTCTTTTTCTGAATCTTGGACAACAACTGCTTCTCCATTTTTCCATACAATCATACCTCTCATGACACTTGCTAAATCACTGATAACTTTAAATGCTTCTGCTTTTGTTTGTAAAACTACATTCGCAGCAAATCTTGGCTCATGTAGTCCAGTGCTACCACTAGGTATATAGTTAGTATCGCTTGTTGCAAATAGTGATAAAAAGTCTGCTGCTGGTATATTAGCGGGAACAAGTTCATCACAATATCTACCAATACCAAATAGTTCCCACTTATTTATCTGTGCTGCTGTGATATAGTTTCCTAGTCCATATCTTTTGTTAGTCATTAAGTCATAAAGAACCCATGCAGGATTATTAGACCATGACTGATAGAAACTACCGTCCCAATCTTGTTCAGTTGTAGTTATCTTTTCAGTACTTGGACTTCTTCTGTAATGAGCAGGAATAAAAATTTTATCTACCGCACTTACTGTTGTAGTTGCACTAGAAGTTGCTCCTGTAATAGTACCTCCAGTTACTGGTACATCTCTTGTACTTGTTCTTCCTCTAACATAGATAGTAGTTGAGCCAACAATTTTATCAATAACCATACTAGCGACAGAAACTGTAATCGTACCACTTGGTGAATTAGATATATCTGAAGCCTCAGAATCAAGAGGCACTTCATAAGTCATTTTTGTTGTACTCGTTACAATACAATCAAACGTTCCATTGTAGTTACTAACTGACGCTCCTGCTACTGTAAGTTGGACAATATTACCTACAGGAAGACCGTGTCCACTATTAATTGTTATAGTTGCAGTTTGTTTCTTTGTATTTGAATCTCTAGTACCGCCTAGAGCACTTGCTGTGATTGCTTGAGAGATAGATTCTCCCGTTTGAAAACTTGTTGTGCTTGCGACAGTTAACTTAAGGCCATCGTATTCGGGAGGCACATAGTTTGTTGGTACAGATATTAATTTACCATCAATCTCATATCCACGCTTGGGGATACTATTGAAGTTTTCTGCGTCTATGTTTCCAGCAACATATGCAGTAAAAGGGTATTCCAGTTTGTCAGCAATCGATGCTTCAATGCTCTCTACGAAAATATCGTTAGATACCTGGTTGTCATCATCACTACTTGGAGAACTTGACAATCTAGTAACTTCTATCGCCCAGTCAAGTATGCCTTCGTCGTCTTTTATATCTTCAATATTGAAACCAAAAGTATGAGCATATTTTGCAGTACACTTTCCTCTGAAACCTGTATTGAACATGGTTGTAGTTTTCGTAGTACCTGCATTGTTTACATATCTTAATTTAATAGTAAAGTTTACACTTGTTTCGTGTTGGTCACCTTTCTTCTTTCCTGTTTTTACTAATCGCACCATAGCATTAGTAAAGATTGTAACTTTTAGATAATCAGCATTTCTTTTTTCAAACTGTGAACTAGAAATAGTAAAATATTGTGCTTCATTATCTTTTAATACTGTTCCACTCTTTTGTTCTACTATGGCTGCTGTAGGAAACTCTGCAAAGAATCTTCCATCTGGTGTTTGGTTTGCTAATCCATTTGCAGTTACGACTTCAAAGTTATCAAAGTTTGCAGTTTTTGAAATATTACCTGTTGCTAAATCAACATCTCTGAGTCTTGTTTCATCAATAAAAATAGAAGCGTCACCATGCACTAATCCTTTGATTGGCCCTTCTGCTATGGCATCAATAAACGTTGCACTTTGTCTTGCAAATAAGTTATCATCAGCAGCGTAAGACGAGCCTCCGCCTCCGCCTTTACCTCCACCGGAACCTCTGATTATTATTGGTTTAAATTTCTTATTCAATTTGATTCTGTGCTCCTGTAGTTCCACCGCCTCGGCCTCCGCCGCCTCCGCCACGACCACCACGACCGTAACTTCCTGTATTAGTATTTTGTCCATATTTAGAACCTGGTGTTCTAAAGTTGCTGATACCCACTAATTTTCTCTTCGATGAAGCACCTGCTTTTGACCTTGCTGTTTGCGTAAATATCGAAGCAGATATAGTGGAAGACCCTGTTAATATTCTACCGTATACTAAAGGTACAGGGCCGCCTTGTCTTGTTGTGTTTACTGCTCCACTAAATAAATAGTTTTCTGCTCTTTCTTCTGCATCTCCTGTGTCTGGTTGTGGAGAAAGCATTTGTAATAGTTGTCCTGCAACCATCATCATACCCACACCTGACATCATACTCCCTAAGAATCCTACTCCTGAGAATCCTGCAGTAGCCGCAAGTTCCGCTCCTCCTGCTAGTGCTTTCATTGTTGATGCGTTTTGTGCCATACCTGCTGATAATGCATTACCAGTGCCTCCAAAGAAACCAGTGGCTCCAAAACCAGCAAAACCACCCGTGACGGCTATAAGTGCCAGACCTGTTAGAATTGCTAGTCCTCTACTTTTTGACCCCTCTACGACAGGTACAAAGTGCATAGGCATACCAACTGGGACAGGGTGTACGATATCCAAGTCAGTCTGTACTCCATCAGGTTTTTTGAGTTCTTTATCTCCAAAAACAATTTCATATGCTAGACTGTCTGCTGCATCAATGAGATATTGTTTAAAGCCCTGTCGTTGAACAGCGATTGCCTGCAACGCCTCTGTTGGCGAGGCAACATCGAGGTTCCATTCGTGACCGAACTTATCCCCTAATACTCCTTCTAAATAAACTTTTCTCATATCATACTCTCATGTCTAACAACCATTCTTGTAATGTTTCTCCATATACCATTGTAATTATCTCTGCAAGATAATCTGCTTGGTGCATGATGTAACATTTTAAAGTTGCCCATATAGACGCCCGCGTGGTTTGTTACTTCACTATTTAATGCCATCAATATGACATCATTTGGTTTTAGACTTCCGTCTGTTACTTTCTTAAATCCTTCTTTTTCGTAGTGTTCTACATAGAGGTTTTGTCCTCTTTCCCAGAACTCCCACTCGTACTGATACTCTCTAATATGTATACCGATAGTATCAAAATAATCTTTTATAATTGTATAGCAGTCATATGCTCCAAATACAAATGGTCTACCTATCAATGGTAGAATCTCATTCTTGGAGTCTAACTTTATATATTCTTCTGTGTTAAATATATACCAAGGTATACCTAATCTATCACAGGCAGCCCTATCTAAAGGACTTGGGTCTAAATCACCATGTGGGTGACTGTGTACTATTCCAACAACATCACATTCTGCATTTATATCTCTATAATCTTTTGGGTCGATTACAAAGTCATTTAGTTTATCAAATGCTTGATTTTCTGTTGGATAAAATTTCATTCTACCTTTACGAATACCTACAATACCACATGCTTCTTCTGGTATCTTACTTCCTATGTATTCAAATATTTCTTGTTCTACTGATTCTATCATTAATATAATGCCGCTCCTGGGAAGCCACCGAATGGTAATGATACATTGCTATTCGGTAAATTGACTGGGTTATAAATGTTTGCATATGCGACTGCTCCTGAGCCACCGCCACCTGATACAGTTATTGTTGGATTAGAAGTGTATCCACTTCCAGCATTTGTAATTGTATAAGTTGTTACTGTTCCACCTGAAAGATTTGCTGTTACGGCTGCTCCTGAGCCACCCCCACCAGAAACAGTAACCGTAGGTGCACTAGAGTAACCTGAGCCTACTTGTCGTAATCCGGTAGTAGTATTTATTGCTGCTTGTACAGTTATTAGCGAACCACCTACTTCAGGTCTATGTCCATATCTTGTTTTACAAGAATCTAAAGTCTTACCACAGATATCGCCTCGTTTCCAGTAAGATATATTAGTCGGTCTGATTAAATCATCTACTGAATCACTTGTGGCGATACTGTGTGCGGCTATACATCGGAACAATGTGCGCCTTGTAAGTTGTAAAAATCCTGAACTTGCTGTATAAGAACCAGTTGCACTATTATCATCTTCAACTGTTATATTTGCTCCACTTACTGCTGTAACATAAAGTGGAACTTGTTTATAGTCATAATTAGTAGTGCCTTTTGCAATTACATAGTCACCTACTGTTATACCATGTGCTGAAGTTGATAATTCATAAACTGTTGCATTTGTATTATTTGTAATACTTGTTACTGTAAATAAATCTCCTACTGGTCTTTGATATTCTGCATACTGGTCTACTGCATAAGACTTGGCTGCATACAAACTTGTCGTTCTATTAGATTGAGTATTTTGTAATCCCCAGTAATTATAAGTATTTTCAGTATATGATGAATCAGTAGTATCTAAAGTTATTTGTGTATTCTCTTTATCAAAGTATAATATATAGGCCACTCCATTGATAGTAAACTCGTTATCGTTTGGCCAATCACAACCTCCTTGGTCAGTATCTTGATACTTCCACGGACAACGGGCAGCGATTACGGTTCTTCGGGGTAATTTAACCTTTTCCACATCAAACGCACTTGCTAACTCAAATGAAATTTCCACACCGTTTTCAGATGCTTTTCTTTCTATGTAATAAATTTCTCTATTCAACTCTACAGGCGGATTTGTTGTTAAGTACTTACGAAGTGTTTTTCTACGAATAACTTTCGCTCCTAATAGGCCATCGAAGTTAGTAAGATAAGTATTCCAATATGCGTTTATGTTTGCGAACTTGATTGTGGGTCTTGGGAGGGAGCCTGTTCCTTTATATTCAAAACCATCGGCTTCGACTGGAAAGGCAGTATAAGAAACTTGTTGATAGTCGGAAGATGTAGTTGACCCGTAATTTGTCTCATTGATTAGACTGTACCACTGAATATTTCCGCCTGAAGAAGTAGAATCATTGTGAAAATAAAGTTTATCAACACCTACTCCACCAATATCTTTTAGTTCTACTTCAAATACTGTTATTAAAGCATTTCCGTCAGTAACTCCACCAGAACTTGGTACTAGTGTTTGAAAATCAGTGTGTAAATTTACGTTGCTCATGACTCGAATACTTCTCTTAGTGTTGCTGTTAAATTATAAAATTCGTCGTATGAATAAGTTTTGCTCCACGTATCGCATACTACTTTTAATGTTTCTTCGCTACCTGATTCGTTTGAGTCAGGTATAGTGAAACTAAAGTTATCGACTCCACCAAGACTATTGAAGTATCCTGCAATGTCGTCAATGATTGCTTTTGGTTGATTTTGGAAAGATACAGTAAAAGTTCTTTGAACATTGTTTATTCCATCTCTAACTCTTTGTTCATATCCATCTCCAAACTTTGCTACAAGAACTCTAGGTTTATATGGTGCGGACATACCTTTATCAGGTACTACTGCCCTACTACCAAAACTTGATGATGTTGTAAATCCTATTGCCATTATGAAGTACCTCCATACGGACTTAATACTCCGCCTGGTCTTTGTTGTTCTACCATTTCTTTTTGTACAAGTGCTGCTATTGCTTTACCCATGGCTTCCATGTTTGGCCCACCATTACCTGATACTTGTGCTGAACCCTGTCCATTTACATTCACATTTACAACAACATTACTTCCACCACCATGCATTTCAACTGGAATACTTCTTCCATCTGGTAGAGGTACAACTGCTTCATTGTATCTGCCCTCTCCTACTAAGAAAGTTGGTTGACTTACTACACCACCAGAACGATATCCTTTTGTGTATCCGCCCATTGCTAGTGGTATTATACCACCGTTTGCAAAACCAAATCCCATTGCATTGATTGCTGCCATAGCGGCTTTTTGTGCTGCTATTTTTACTAACTCTTGTAGTATTAATGTTGCTAAAGACTTAAATGCGTCTTTTGCTGAAGCAGCCCCTGTTGCTATATCTTCAAACATTTTTTGAAGTCCTGTTGCAAAGGTTTGTTGAAGTTTAAATGCTGTTTCTGTTGATTTTTCAAACTGCTCCGTTTGTGCTTGAGCAATCTTTAATCTTTCTTCTTCTTGTTTAATTAACTTTGTGTTTGCTGCTTGTTTTGTTTCATCTAGTAGGCTATGATTATAGTTTAGTTCATTAAGTTTTGCTTGTATATCTGCCTCTTTGTTTTTAAAATCTTGTATTTTTATAAGTTCTTTCATTCTTACTGCGGCTGCATCTTTTCTTGAACCAACTCGTGCTGTTGCTAATTGAGTTCCTAACTGTGCCATTGCTCTAGTTTGGACACTATCTATTTCACCTTGCACCATTGTTTGTATACCTTGAACATGAGAAATAACTTCAGTAAGACCCATACTTAAAACTTGCTCTTTTGTCATACCCATAAGTTTTGCAACTGTTGCTGCTTCATTATCACTTAATTCAGCACCTTTTTTGTTAACTGCGTCCATAACACTCACTAAACTTTTTATTCCTGAGAGTTCTTTATCAAAGAAAGTATTTCCTACACTTTTTGTTGCTTCTGCTCTTCTTCTTTCTGCTTCCTCTGAAATTTGTGTAAGTGTTTTTAGTCCTTGTCCAGCCTTAATATTTGATTGAACAAAAGCATCTACTGCATCTGCATCTGCTTTAGTTACATCTCTAAATATTTCCATTTCAGGAATAACATCAATTAAGCCGTTCATTAAGTTTTGTACACCATTCTGCATTCTTGCTAACTGTGTACTACTGAAATTTCCACTTTCTTCGGCAGCCCTTAACTCTCTTAATGCTCCTGTAATACCTGATGTTCCTAATATATTCCCTTCAAATTGTGCTTGTTCTAATGAACTAAAACCACCAGGTAGGCGGCTATCTCTTTCTAGTCCTAATAAATCGCCTTCATCTACATCTTCTCCTGCCTTTTTCTTATCAAGTAATATTTTTAGTTCTTTTTCTGCTGTTCTTACTCTTCGTTTTGCGATTTCGTTTCTTTTTTCTTCCATCTCGGCTAGAGTTGCTGTTTTTTCTGCCATAGAAGTTAGTTTGTCTTCTAATTTATCCGCCCTTATTTCGGCATCTCTTGACCCTTGTAAAAAATCTCCAATTGCAGAACCTGGGCCGACTATTGAGTTACCAAACTCAGTCATGGCTTCTTCTGCACTAAAATTATCTAATTTAACTATAAGTGCATCAAGTGCTGGTGTTGACTCTTTGAAATATCCTATTATTTTTGCTAGTCTTTGTACTAATCCTTTGAACATGCCAATTATAAAATCTACAAATTTTCCTATACCAGACATAATAGAAAGTATAATATTATCAAGATTTTTTATTGCTGATATTAATATTTGTACAACCATTAATACTATACCGATAACCCCTGCTGCTCCCATAACTTTACTCATTACATTACCAAACTTAATACCTGCTCTTCCCATAGCAGCCATACCTTTACCCCATGTAACTTGCATTGATGTTACTGCTTTCTTAAACTTAAGTTTCATCATGTCATATTGCATACCTGCTTTCTGTGTGAAAGACATATTTTTTGCTGCCATCTGCTTTGTACTTTGGTCTAACATTCTGACTTTGTCGATTTCCATTCCTTTGAATATTCCTCGAACAATCTTACCATGTTTTCTATATTGTGCTTCTGCAGATTTTAGTGCTTTATTTAAGTTTGCTTTGTCTGTTCCAGATAACCCACCGATTCCTGAAGTTGCGGCTCTTTGTAATATTGGACTCTGTGCTCCACCCGCTACCATACTTTTAGCAGTTGTTGTTCCTGTTCTTTTTGCATTTGCAACTGCTTGTGCTTCACTCTGTCTTAGTTTCTTTTGGGCTGCATTATATGCTTCAAGGTCAGCAGTTGCATCTTTATATGCTTGGTCATGTCTGCTTGAAAATTCTTGTAAGCCTGCTACCATTTCTGCTTGTGAAGGTATAACCTGTTTAATAATAGATACAGCGAATAAACCAATAGCGGCTACTGCTGCTGTAATATTAGTTGAGAATACATTTGCAAAGAAGTTTGCAATAGGTGCTATGAAAGTTTGGAAACTCATAGTTAAGTCGGTAACTGTTGTTTGTAACTTATTGAAAGCGTTAACAGGAACTTGTCCTTGGATTGCTCCAAAGTTTTCTGCTGCCTGTCTTAATGTTTCATTTAAAACCGCTTGTGACCTTTCAAAAGTAGTCAGTTCATCTCTTCTTTTACCGATAGCGTTAGCATATCTACGCGTAGCAGTTTCTAATCTAAGTGTGATACCTAGTTCGTCTAATAGTTCTGGTTCTGCTTTTGTTGTACCTTGAACGATACGATTGAATGTGTCTTCGAAGTTCCTACCAAGTGCTTGTGCGGCTGCTACGGAGGCTTCTGCTACATCATTGATTTGGTCAGTGTTGAAACCTTTTGCAATCATGATGGCGGCTGAGGCACCGGCTTTCTGTAAGTCTAACTGTCCTTGTGTTGCTGCTGCTAAGTCTGCTGTTACCTGTTTTAACATAACACCAGTACTATTTGCGTAAGCCTCTTGTGATGCTTGTAATGCTTGGAAGTCGGCAGCGTTTTGGAACGCTCTGAAAGCCGCTCCAACAGCAAACATTGTTGCTGCAAAAGTCGCATAAGCAGGTACAAGGCCACCTTGTATGCCTTGTGCCATTTTAGAGAAGTTTTTAGAAGCCCCTGATGATGCCTGTGCTGCTCCCTTGATTCTACGGTCAGCAGTGTGTGCACTTTCGGCCATGTTCTTCATGCCCTTTCCAGCCTTCTTTGCTTTTTGTTCTACTACTTTAAGAGTACCGTCATCGGTAATCTCTAGTACTAGTTGTGCGCCTTTTACTTTTGCCATTAATTATCTCTTACGAATATTGCTCTGAGAAGCCTTGTTCTTACGTTTCTCTGCCTCTTGTCTACGCTTAGACTCATTGTTATCTTTTTCTACTTTCCTTACTTCTATTTGTTTTATAAAAAATAAAGTAATTGGTCTGTCCTCTAGGGGAACTTGATAGATATCTAGTAATGTTCCTAAAGGTGCTAAATCTTTACCAAAGTTCATACCACTCATTCCGTCCCACCTATCTGGCAAGTGTGCATATACTAAAAATGCCACTTGAACTTCGTGCGGGTAATCACTAAATTCAGGTGGCATATTTTCTGGGTCAGGTTCGATGCCTCGTTGTTCACATATATTTAAATATGCGTCTAATGAGACAGCGCCTTCCGTGTATTCTCTGTCAAGTAGTACTAGAATTCTATCTACTTGACTTTGGTAAAATTCTCCAAAGCACCAACAGTTTCAGTTAACCAAGTGTCAAAGTCAGCAGCATTTTTCATTAATGTTTCTGCGTTTTCTTGACTCCAAGGTAATTCATCGTCTGGGTTGAGTTTACTAATATCCACCAATAGAAGTTCTTCGAGGTAGGAATATTTTAAGCCTGTCCACCCCTTAATGACTGCTTTACAATACTCTGTTAAAAATTTATCTTCGTCTAGAGATTCTTCAAATGCTCTAGTCTTCCTGTTAAGTTTTTGAGAAACACATTTATTTCTCAATTTTAGTAACTCTTCTCTTGCGAGATAAGTTAAGTCTATCGAAAATCCTGGTTTACTAGGATAATCAACGCTTACCGTTTTACTAGGAGTTAAAAGACTCGCTAGTGAGACTGGTTGTTGTTTATTTTGTTCCAATGTTTTATCCTCTTAAGTGTGGTGGGGGTAATACCCCCACCTAGTTAATTTAAATTATTATGCGTC